GTGGTTGTCGTACCTGCCACAGATAAATTTGGCACTAATAATGTACCTGTGCTTGGGTTATAGCGTAATGCTCCAGTGTCATCTAACAAGGCATTTGACTCATCGTGAAACACCACTGGAAAGTTTGTATTTGCTGTGCTATCTGTAACCGTAACTGTGGATGCTAAAGTGGCGTTAGTAGCATTAGTAGCATTAGTAACTGTCACACCTGCTATAACGGTATTAAGGGCAGTTCCATTTACTGTAATAGCGTCAGCTTCTAATGTACCATCGATATCAGCATCACCAGAAACATCTAACGATCCTGCATCTAATTCACCAGTAAGAGTAATATTTCTAAAACCAGTTATATCTTTGTTTGTATCAACTACAGCAGCTTTTGATGCAGATATCGTGCCTGCTGTAACATCATCAATAGATTCAAGATCATTTTCATTAATATTAGCAGAGCCTATAATAAAACCTGTTGCAGTTACCGTGGAGTTAAACGTGGCTGCCCCTGCCTCTGACATATCAAAAGTAAGAGCATTGATGACACTTCCCCCATCTTTACCTTGAATAATAAAATCTTCATCATTCTCAGGTACAGATAAAGTTACATTTCCAGAATTGTTTTGAAAAGCTGTATAAACAGTTCCATCATCTGCAAACTGGATAATACCGCTAGTATCAGCATCAAGTATAATATGTCCTGCAACATCTATGGTTAGATTGCCAGAACTTAGATCAATCTCTGTTCCATCAATTGTGATATTGTCAGCTACTAATCCACCATTAGCTGTTAAACTCCCACTTCCAATCGAGACATTGCCACTTGCGTCTTGAAACACCATCTTACTGGCAGGTAAGGTAATAAATACGTCTTTTGATCCAGAGGATAAATCTACAGCACTATTACTGTTTGAACTTGCTATAACTGTAGTTCGTGCAAGGGTTGTTCCAGAGGCGGTAAAGGTTCCTAAACCAACCTCAAAGTCACTATTGTTAGCATCGACAATAGCGTAATATGTAGTATCACCGTCAGAAAGATTAGCAGTAAAAGTTTCAAAGTTACCCACTGCACCACCAAGAGTAATCGTTCCTGTACCTGTAGTCGTTGTCGTTTCACGAACTCTATCTGCAATGGTTAATGCCATTAAGCTATCCTTATTATCGCATTACTTGCATCTGCTGTAGGAAAGACCACCGTGAAGTCTCCAGATGTAGCTGTCTTATCTGCACCAAAATCTAATACACAAACCGCAGGATCACCAGAGGCACTATCATTAAAGATCAATGCACCTCTTGCTGTGACAGTTACATTACTAAATGTTGCATCGGCAAAGTCTGTAAAGGCTGTTGTGCTTGAAGTGGTCGGATCTACTCGCGTTAACGAGGTGCCTTTTGCTGTATAGTTTGTTCCAGATACTTCGTTACTCGTCGTGTACGCTGTTGTCGAGGCACTCAGTGTTGCACTACTTGTGTATAAAGCAATATTAAAAGTGCTTCCTCCACTATTTTTAAAGTTATGCACAGCTTCCAATAATTCTTTCTTAAAAGATGTACACATTGCTTGTGTTATAGCCATTATAATCTCCTTATATGTTCTGCAAGTGTATCATATCCTGCATCTTTAATAGCATTGCAAACTGTTGTTCTATCCGATTTTATAGCTTCTTTCATGTAAAACGCTATAACTTTTTCAAGATGATGTTTAAAAGCCTCTGCTTGCTCTCTAATCGCGGGATGAGCATCTTGACTAACATCAACAATTTTTTCTGTACATCTTTTCGCCACCTCTTCTGGAGTAAACCCTCTATTATCTGTGGTTTGAACAGACACAACGGGTGTGGTGGGAAGTTCTAATAACATTATTGTTTACCTCGTACAACTTGTCCCGTTCTATAATAATCAGAAACTTCTTTTGCCTCTCCAAATAGTTTTAACAACTGCATAGCTTCTAAAAAGCGTTGTCCATATGTTTGAAGAACATCAGGTTCTCCCTTCATAAACGTATATGCCTCGAAGAGTGTGCCGTACAACATAGCACTCGGTGCGTTTGTGCTTAACCAGGTGCTACCAGAATCTCCTGCTGCCGTTAGGCTTGAAGGTCTGTAATAGTAGTGTAATTCAACAGCAAAGGTAGAACTTGGAGTGGGTGCAACTATAAAGTTGTCGTTGTCAAAATGAGCATAGTATCTTGGTAATCCAGTTGTTGATGGATTAGGATTATATGATTGAACAAAATTAACATCTTTAAAATCTAAAAATACTTTCTCGCTGTCGGAATTAGTAAAGCTTAGAGAAAATGGAGCCAAGAAATCATCGGGACACGCCAAGAACTGAGAGGATGTAAACTGTGCAGAAGCGTTCTTTCTAAAAATACTTAGCTGAATACTTTTTAATATTCGCTCTTCTGTTTGAATTATAAACGTATTTAGAGAATTAACAAACGTGGTTTCTGTGTTTTCGGTATAGTTTTGTATGGCTGTTTTTAATGTGGATAAAGTAAAGCTCATGATGTTGTCACCGTAACCGATCCAAGACTACTCGTAGCCTCAAAAGATTCCATTTTAAACCCTATGATGCCATCTCCCGTGTTAGTATACACAACAAAAGCAGTTGTTTCTTGTGCCGTATCTGGTCTTGATATTCTCAAGGCTTGAGGATCAGCGATGATTCTGGAGGGGTCTAACTGAGGATGCTTTGCTTCATATTCATCTCTCCCGACTAATGATCCATTCCACTCCATACGCATGTCTCGTAACTTGTATCGAAATCCAGAGCGATCTGATATTCCATATGCTCTTTTATTTGATGCGTATCTAGGCATTAAGTAGACCTCAAGTATTGGATACTAGGTTGTAATTTAAGAGACACTCGATCTTCATCCTCGTCTGCTGCTCTCTGGAACTCCTCTTCGTACACAACCTTCAGAAGCTGTGTTCTTTCAGGAGCCTTTTTTAGTGACGTGTAGTATGCCAAACCGGCAACCATACAAGGCAAAAACCTAAACGGAGCGTCTGTTGTGTTCTGTAACGTGTCAGCATCTTGTATTCTATTCACAAAATAATACACCAAAGTAAAATCAGATGAGTTTGGAGTGGGCCATAAATTTATCGTTGGGGTTATCTGTCTATCATAAAAGAACTGACTAGGACGACCCGTTGAGGTCTTATTAGGAATATTTAGGTACTCACTCCTAGATATTCTTGTTATAGAAAAGTCAGTGCTATTAGAGTCCCTTATCACCACATCCAATAAATCTGTGAAGTTGCTAGTAAACGTATATGTGGCTGTTCCAGAAGTAAGAGATTGTGTAGCTTGCGTTACAGTCCAAAGATTAAGACCTCTGTTTGCCCAATCAGCAAACATAAGATTCATAGATCGTCGTGCAGACTTAGCGTCATAGCCAGTGCGAACCTCTAGTCCACACCGCTCATACGCCTCCTCTATGATCTCTGCTACGTCAAGATCAAAATCCCTTGAACTGGATGTTGCCATTTACTCGTCCTCTTCATTCGTTGCGTACATATTATCAAAAATTTGATTTACGTCCAATACATAATCCAAGTCAGACTTTGAGTAGTGAATGTGCTGAGTGGGTTTAAAATCTGGAGGACCTTCTCCAGTCTCAAACCATGCGGGATGTGTTACCCTTACACGATTATTAGGTAAAGCCACGATGTTACCAGTATAGTTTCCTGCTTCTAATAACTGTAGAACATGACTTTGTTTGTGCTGTGCAGGGTCATCTGCTATCTCACTCTCCGTATAATCCACAGTAAACAAATATTTAGCGGGAACAAAATCTGATCCTATCTTTGCTAACCAGGGACACGGTGTTGCCCTATCCAAAGTATATACTGCATGGTGATGTGAGGCACAATCCCAAGGCTGTGCTAGGTATGTAGGCATCGGCTCTGGAAACTCTTCAAAATCAAAGTCTCCCGCCAAGGCTGTTATAGGCATCCTTGCCCACATCGCTCCTCCATGTACATTCGGTTCGTTCTCGTCATCATCAACCTCACAACCCGTGAAGATGATTTGAAAACTTAGACATCTGTTCGGCATGGTTGTAACTGCAATCGCCATAGCGTGTAGAAATTCCCCATGATATTTCTCGTGATTGTGAGTATACTCTCTCCGCACCCAACACTTGAAGTGTGGGATGTTGCTTTGTAAATAAGCCATTCATTACTTCTTTTTCTTCGTCTTTGTTACTGTGAAGCCTTTTTGCTTTAGCAACTTCTTTGCTGCTGCCACAGTCATAGCTACACCACCATTCTTCATTGCGATCTTACCGCCCTTTTTCTTATAAACGGTACCGCCCTTCTTTTTCATGGCAATACGACCACCTTTACTCTTCATGGCAATACGACCACCTTTACTCTTCATAGCGATCTTACCGCCATTCTTCTTCATCGCCATTTTCTTTCGTTGTCGGATCATTTCGTTTTTCTCCTTCTTGCTGATTGAACTCTTCTTGGCTTACCCGCAGGTTGACCAAGCCTTTTTTTCTGAGCTATCCGCTTTCTTTTTTCTGAAGCTGACATCTCGGAAGCTGTTTTAGGGGTCTTCTTACTTATTCTCTTAGAAGGTCTACAGTATGGAGTACCCCTCTTCTCTCCTTTTTGTCTACCACACGCCTTACCCGTGCGAACATCTTTCCAGTCTTCTTTGAACCATCTCTTGAGAGCAAGTCCCTTCTTTGTCTTACGAACAGCCATTATGCCAACACAGTTTTCTTTCTCTTCTTGCCCTCGACCATACCACAACCTCTGGCAATAATTATATTACCGCCATTCTTAAACCCTCTTGGCAAGGCTCTTTTTCTTGGCTGATCTGCCTCTATGGTTCCACCCATAGCTTTTTTCTTTGTAGACTTTCCGTAGTTGGCTGCTCCAACCTTTCGACATTTTGCAATAGCACCAGAGGCATACGCTGACGGGAAAACCCTATAGCGAGCTTTTACCTTATGGTAACATGCATCTTTTTTACTTCCAGATTTTGACACTTGCTTCTCCATATTTGATCGTCTTATTGTCATATGTTGCACTCCTTCTGATGAAGTCTTCCCAAAGAGGCTTCAGCATCTC